CTTCAGTTTAAGTTCTTCAAGCAAAGCTTTAAAGTGTCCAGCATGTGCAGATGCAGTTGGATATTCTTTAATGATTAACTTACCAGATGTTTTCTTAATGAGCTTGCCGATACGTGTTTCATAGATATCTTTGTCAACCTTAGACAATTCATCCATCGTCATGTTCAAAAGGTTTGCATCGATACGTTCAGCGATACGTTCTTCTGCCATTTCCATAGTGATATACAGAACGTTCTTAGCTTGATTCAATGCTGCCGCTGCAACGTGGCACATGAACAATGACTTACCAACACCAGTGCCGGCAAGAATTACATTAAGAGTTTTCTTTGATAGACCACCTTTGGTAATCTTATTGAATAGCTCAAGATCGAATGAAAGCTTTTCTTCTTGTCTATGATAGAAGTCATAGCGATCCAAGAAGTCTTCAAGATAATCGTGGCCTACTGATTTGTCGAATGATACTGCAAGTGCATCAGACAATAGTGATGGAATAGCATCCTCGGTTAGATTGTGGTTCTTACCTTCGATGATTTCGAACGAATCAATGATTGCATTATAAACTGCTTGCTTCTTGCAAAAGCTTTCAGTATTCTTAAACAACCATTCATCATTATCAGTTTTAAAATCGAGAGCATTGATGTATTTGTCAATGCTCTCGATTTGTTCACGGTGAAGTTTCCTCTTGCCAATTTGGATTGCAAGAATTTCGAGAGATGCTGGTTTGTTATATTCAGTGAAGAACTTTAGCAGTTCCTCAGCAACGATTCTTTCAAACTGATCGTTGAAATATTCAGGTTTGAGAAAAGGTACAACCTTACGGCAGTACTCCTCGTTGTGAATCAGATTTGATAGAATCGTCTTTTCTATTTTCATTGTCATTAATAAATCCCAAATTTTCCTGTTCTACGCCATATCTTAGTAATTGTACCACAAAGTCGCCTAATTCGGTTTCAAATTCTTCCTTATTGAAACCCATCTTATCGTCTGGTACATAGTGGATATAATATTCGTATCCAATTTTGAGATGATCCTGTTCTTCGTTCTCTTCAAAGTTTACATTCGTGTAAGAGAAAACGATATCAGCAAATCTACCTTCAGTGAAACAAAGGGCGTGGAGTTCGCCCTCTGGTGTAGATCTACCTAGTACTTTATGCGGACGCAGATTCGTCTTCATACTTTTCCATATCATTTAGAATTTCATCATCACGGATGATATCACCATGAGCGATAGCATATTTGTTTTGAACAAATTCATTAAAAGATTTTGAAGTAACGATTGACAACCAGAAGTCTCGTGTGTCGGTGTCTTTAACACGATACTTCTTATCTTCAATCTCGCCAGTTTCTTTGTTTACTTTTGAATACCAACCATTGCTAGGCTTGATAACGTGTCCGGATTCAAGTGCAATATCAAGTAAACCAGACCACTTGCTAATCCCACCATCAAAAGATACGCTAACAGGTATTTTAGATTTTTCTTTAACATAACGTGACTTTTCTACGTTGATGATGTAGTGATAACCAACGATTTCTGTTCCTTCTTTTTCTTGTTGACGGCCAAGAATAAAAATATTATCTGCTGAATAGTAAGGACCAGTTCCGCCAGAAACGATAGCCTTAGGAAACATTCCTTGTTCCATATAAGTATGGTTCACTACAACCATAGGAATATCTTTAATTGTTAAATGAGGTGTTACCATACGGAACAGAGATTTAATCTGTTTAGCACGTGACATATCTGCAACCGACTTACCCTCTAGTGCATCCTCGACTTCTTTCTTAGAAGCAAGGTTACCAATAGAGTCAATGACAATCATTACACGATCACCTCGGTCGAGGTTGTTAATTTGTTGCATGACGTCGAATTTGAGTTGTTCCAAATCTGTAATAGGAGTATGGAGCACCCGCTCAGTGTCAATACCAAAGCTATCGAAATAAGACTGCGGAGTACCGAACTCAGAATCGTAGAATAAGAGTGCTGCATCTGGATATTTGTCAAGATAAGAACGTGCCATCAGCAAGCTGAACGCAGTCTTAAAGTGTTTGGAAGGACCAGCCCACATGGTGAGACCTGGAGTTAGACCGCCATCAAGTCGACCGCTGAGTGCAACGTTGATGACAGGGATTGATGTTGGAATCATGTCCTTCTTGGTGAAGAACTTCGAATCTGCAAGGACTGCTGATTCTTTAATCGTAGTATTTTTCTTAATTTTATCTAGTATGCTCATATGTATTCCTTATTCGTAGTGTAAGTATGTTGATAGTATATACTTAGGATTACTGATTGGCTTCTTTCCTCTATGCGGAAACATCCACATTGGAGGGAATACCACTATTCTACCACACTTTGGTTGAACAGTAAACCCTTCTTCTGATTTAGATTCAAATTCGGTTTCTCCTCCTTCTGAAACGTCATTTAGATACGTAAACATAACGAGGAATCGTTTGGCGGACTCTGAATCATTTACATCAGTGTGCCAACCGAATTGGTCAATATCATTGTTCTCGTATTTCTTCAAACGTGCACTTTCAAGTCTTGCATCGTTTGGAAGATAACGAGAATTTAAATCCTTAGCATATTGTTTATATACCTCTTTTATACGATCATAGTATTGAGCGAGGTAAGGTTTATAGACATCTTCAGCGCAGATGTTAACTTCTTCAAAAGAACGATAGTCAAACTCCCACTCGTGTTCTGACAGACGAGCTGTTTGAAATTCATCCTTTTGTTTTTCGTATTGTTCAATTAGAAATTTACAGAACGCTGGACTAAATGCGTTATCGTAAACTCTAACATAATGTGATAGGTTATCCAAAGAAGTCCTCCAAAGATGCTTCCTCTTCTGCACGCCATCCGATAGAATCTAGAATAATTTTAGCAGGATCTAGGAATGATTTTTCGAATTGCCTTTGATTATCAATGTAGCGATGTAATCCAAACTCTGGTGGAAGTACTTCAGCGAAACCAATGACATCTTCACGTGTAGGATTCTTTGCATCAAGGTAAATGTACTTAATCTTCTCACCTTCCTTAATCATTTCATATTTGTTTTCCAAGCCATGTTGTTTCAGCATGTGATTGTACATTAACGCTGCGCGCGAGTTGATTGGCGTAGATTTTTTGTAAATTGTTTTGGAATCCGCATATTGCTTGAGGGAGGATACACCACGTGGAAATGCTTTTTCTTCGACGGGAAGAGCATCAAATTTATTCCTAAACTCAAGTATAAACTGTTGAGTTTCCAGCTCAGTGCCATTGATGAGAATCTGGAAGAGTTCTTCCATAGCTTCTCTACACGGCGCTGGAGTAGAGGACTTGATAGCCTCGATGCCCATAATTTTAAGTTTCGGTTTTGCATAACGAACTCCTTCATTATCCCATACATTTAAGATGTAACGCTTCTTCGCAGTCCAAATACCACGATCAGCGATACCTTCACGCTTCATACCGATACGAAGCTTATGAACGTTTAAGTTTTCACCAAGAATTTTGAATGCGTTGTCGAACACATCTGTTTCGATTTTTCTGCAGGCTTTGGAGAGGAAGTCAACTTTCTTTCCGGTGTCTGCATCTGGCATGATTGCATTAACCAAGCCTGAGAAGTTTGCATAAATTGAGTCAGTATCGATTGCGATAACATAGTCTTTTGCTGTCTTAAGTGTTCTATTAAGATACGCATTAATGTGGCTCTCACCCCACTTAATGATTGTTTGACCTGTTATAGTAATACCTTCAGCAATTTCCATCGTAAAGTAACGGAAGTACTTATTGCCAAGAGCACCATAAAGTGAGTTAAGAAGAATCTTAATAGCTAATTGTTGATTTTCAAAGTGTGCGATATCTCGTTCGATTCGATACACTTCGGCTTTATTGTTCTTATCACACGCTTCGAGTTCTTTCTTGGACTCGATCATTTTCTTTTTAATGACAACACGTTCGTTGTACATGTCTTCAATGATTCGTGGCATGAATCCTTGCTTCTCATTTGAGAAGTATTGACCGGTTGCAGCCATAGACATATTATTTGCTATAGCTGTTTCTGCTACGTATCCAGATAGAATCTTTTCAATCGTAATTCCGGGTTCAACTTTACGAACGATTGTTTCAGGACTCATGTTCCATTGAACAATGATGTTAGGATAAAGTGAGTTAACGTCAAAGCTACACACCCAGTCATGTACACCACACTGAGGATCTTTGACGTAGCCACCTTCATAGTCAGACTTGAAACTTTCTTTCGTTGGTGGAACGATAATGTTCTTCGACATCAAATCACGGTGGATAAGTGAATCCCAAATACCCACAGTTCCCATCGTATCAGAATAATTGACACCAGCTTTATAAGCCATAGTCATTGTCAAGGTAAGCATGGCAATCTTATCTTCCATGCGGTCAACAAGATCTACGTCCTTAATGTTATAATCAATAAACTTTTGGTGATCACTCTTATACAATGTATGCAGTGTACCATCATATGCAAGTTTACGTTCGCCAAGAACTACGTTTGCAATGTGATCAAGACGATATGATTCTTGAGGACCA